CAGCTCTTCCACGATTTTTAGATTCTGCTTCAAATCCCACTATCTTTCCCCCTTTATGAGAAGCGTCTTTACCATCACCATTCCCATAAGTACCTTTCTTACGATTATACTTATTTAATTCTGCTCTATATTTTTTTGCTTTGGTAGATGACTGAAATTTTTTATATTCATCCTTATAATCTCTTTCAGCCTTTTCACTTACGGATTCTTTTTTACCTTTCTCATATTTGTCTTTAATTTTGCCTATTTCAGCATGTGATTTTCTTTTACCTGCAGCTTGTTGAATTTTCTTCATCCCTTCTTTGCCGTATTTTTTTACACCGGCTTTATATAAAATGCCACTTTCCTGTGTCAGGGATTCTTCTTTTTCCCATTTCTTGGCCATCTTTGGATCATTTGCCCACATCCATTTCCGTTGTTTTTCGGATTTAAATGGCATGAAACTAACCCCTCATTATTGAGTTGATAATTGACTCAATCTTTGTTTCGGCTTTTGGTTGTTCTACACCTTCGTTAACAGGTCTCATAAATGCACCATGTGTGGATGGATTCGATACAAAATCAAATGCAATAAGTTCAAAGTCTGGTTGAACTTCAACAGTATCTTCACCATCTGCTTCTTTCATTGGCTCAACAGAACCTAATCCTCTTGAAGAGATACCAAGTTTAATACCTGATTTAAATAATTCTTTTAAGATGTTTCCAGCGGGTGTTGATAAAACTTCAACGGTTCCTAACAAGTCATCACCATCCCAATGCATTTCAATAATATTATGTGAAGCATTATTTAAATTCACAACTGAACTTTCTGGATGATCAAGTTCTCCTAAAGCTCTTCTCTCCGTAACCTGATGTTCTAAATATTTTCCGACTTCTTTTAACAATACTTCTCGTGGATATATTCGTCCATTTTGGTTCTTGGCTTCTGCCCGTTGTAATACACCCTTGACAATTAATTTTCCACCATTATCTTTAATGGATTCATCAATTTTTGTTATTGATATATCAAACGGTCTAACATCTACTAATAATTTTTTACTCATATTATTATCCTATATTAATCTCTTGTAAAAGTTTTCCACGCTGTGCCATTATATATAAAAATCTTATCAGACTCGACACTATAAGTCATCGTACCTTTAGCAGGATTAGCAACTTGAGCCGCAACATCTGTAGTAAAGGCTTGTATAAAAGATGGATTATCAGAAACTAAAGGTTTAGGTACTGATTTTGTACTATCATTAGGATCTACGTTATACATTATTTCCCTCCCCAGGAGTTTCGTTTAATCCAAATATCACGTAAGATATCGGATACTTCTTTTCTAATTTGTTTTTTAATTTCTTCCATATCACTATTGCTTACACCCTCGTCCATGAATTTATACCCAGTTTGTTTTTCAAGATTTTTCTTCTTCTTCTTACTGGTCTTTCCAAATGCATTAGGTGTTTCAAATCCATCAATACACGCAGTAGTAGTTATTTCTTTTAGCTTCTTTTTAAATAAACTACTTGCAAGTTCCTTAACTAAAGAATTAAATTTTGTTGAGTTCTTTGTCAAGCTCATAATACCTTAATAATTGAACAACTGAATTGTCGTCTGTTTGGTTTGACTCATTCAAACAAAATTTATCGGCACAATTAATTGCTTCTTTTAACTTAATTCTCAATACCTTATCTTTAATTTTTTTAACCTTATTGTTCAACTTAGTTTTAAGTTTTGGTATTTGAGTTTCTACAAATATAGAAAAGTTATTGGTATTAGAAATATTACTAATGTATTCTTTAAGAACATGCTTTTGTTCATCAGAAAGATTAGTATATTTTTTATTAAACTTTTCTAACAAAGTTTTGTAAGAAAGAATTCTTAAATCTTTATCTTTAAACTCTTCAGGCATATAAGATTTATTTTTCTTATGTTTTAGAGTTGTAACATTTTCTACTACAATAAAATAACTTTCTGTTTTCTCATCAGCATTTAATTCTCCTATACCCTCAAATAATTTATAAATAGACGCAAATACTTTATAATTAGGTACTTGAGAACTAAACAATTGATTTACATCATAAGATTCCTTAATAGAAGCAATAACATTGTACTTCTCCCTACGGAGATTCATATTATTTAACTTACCCCTTTGTCTAATTACTTCCGATAAAAAGAAATCAGCTTTCTTATCTGATTTAAATTTTTTGGTTATTAACATATTATATAATGCTAATTCCTTACCCATCTCAGTATGTTCATTAAACTGTCCTTTAATGATTTTTAAAGCCTGAGACTCTTTTTTCTTATTTAATACATCGACTGTTACCTGTCTTAATAAAAATTCAAATAAAAGTCCTGTATTTCTTAATTTGCTATGTCTGAATTTACTCATATAATTAGTTTCCAAGTATTATGATACAATTATTCATATATAAATATAATCGATTTTAGATTAAAGTGTAATTACTCGTCTATTATATTATCTTCGCTTAATAAACTAGTGTCACTTTTAGGGAATTTCTGTTTAAGTTGATCTAATATACCCTCACGAGCAACAACCGTACTAGCTTTTGATGTAGCAAGTGGTGATTTACCCTTAAATTCCCTCTTTCCAAAACTTCTATCAACATCTTTTAAACCTTCATGTCCATATTTATCTTTCATAGTGTCTCTATCTTTAAAAGGATCTTTATCACTTCCACCCCATTCACCAGCTCTTGCCATATCATCATCTTCTGATGGTTCTACTGGTTGTTCTGCTGGATCCTGTCCTTCAGTTTCGATTTGTTCTAATCTAAACTTCTGTTTAGTATCTTCAACTATATCATTATAAATAGTAACTTTGTCTTCATCTGAAAAATCAAATATATTATCATAAACCCATTTACGACTAAATAATTTAACTTCCATAGCCTTTTCAGCCAATTCTAATTGTTGATTCATCAATTCAATTTTTTCTTGTTCATGAATCATTGATGGATTTTGTAATTCCAAATCAAAATTAATCAAATCAGAATCATTGAATCCTTGTGAATAAAGATGAACAATACCAATCTTTGTTAACTCACTTACAATAATCTTTTGTAGTCTTTCTATTGTTCTAGCAAACCTAACATCCTCAGCAGCCAATGTGGCTTTACCACCACTTAAACCCTCTTCATACCCTAAAAAGGCCTTTGGAATCCGAAGACTTGCCATCAGTTTGTTTCGTAGATATTCTATGTCTTCTATTTGGTCGTTATTGGAAAGTCCTGGTAAAGTCTCAATTTCTGTTCCACTATCACCACCACGAACTGGTAAGAAGTAATCCTCTGTAACACTTTCTACATTATATTTTAAATTATATTCGCCAGTAGATTGATCAATAACAGGAACTTTTTTCATCTTGTTAATGATTCTTTGCATAAATTGTTCAACTTCTCTCGGTGGAATATTACCAACATCAATTTTAAATATTCGTTTTTCAGGTGCTCTCATGATACGATGAATTAACATAGCATCTTCCATAAGAATTAATTGTTTGAATACTTTTCTACCACCCTCAAGTAAAGACCTACCATATGGTAAAAAATTTGTATCGGATAAAAGTCGAAAATGTGCCATCTCATAATTTTCTTTTATTTCTTTCGCTTCCATGTTTATTTCAAACTGAATAAGTTGTGGATTAGCAGGATCATGGTCTTCAAGTCGTGTAATATCATAAGCACTAATTGGTTTTACATTTACAACGCCATATTTATCAACAATATCTAACTGAAGATAAAAATCACCATACTTAGTCATATTACGAATCCAACTCCATAAGTTAAATTCAATATTTATAACATCATAAAATAAGTTATGAAGAATCTTTTGAACTTTGCCATTTTCAGTTCTAATCTTTAAAATCTCACCTTCCATATTATCAACTGTCGATTCATCCGAATAAATGTCAAGAGCAGAAGCAATAATAGGATCTTGATCCATCAATTCATAATCTCTAAACAAATCATGCTTACGAACCTCATAAGCAGCTCGTCTATTTTGAGCAACCGAATATGGATTCGAATAAGTATTTTGTATCAACCTTTGATATCGGTCAATGAAATTTGATGTTAAACTTGTTTGTGTAAAATCCAAATCCTTGACAATTAAACGATTATCATCTGTCTTTCGGATTATTACATTAGATTGAAACAATCTACCAAGTTTTGTAAATAAATTATCTGCCATGTTTTACCCCAATAGCCAAGTTAAATCTTCTTCTTCGCCGTTATTAAGTGTTACCTTATACGGATTATTCTTCGGAGCAGATGGTGTCATCACAGGTGAATTTCCATTTAAATTACCAATTGATTCTACCAAACTACTCTGAAACTCATTTCTTTCAGATTGAATACGAATTGCCGTATCTCTAATCCATAATAGAATTGAGTATGACATTACAAGGTCATCATTGTAACCTTCCAATGCCTCAGTTTTACTATTCTTATATATAAATACAAAAAGTTCATCAATTAATCGTGTTGATTTTATTTTAACCATTTTCTCACGAGTATATTCTTCCATTTTAGCAATAAGTAATGGTTTTGACTTCATAGTTGTAGTAAAACCAGGTATTTTATTCCTATCAATCTGTCTATATCTATTTGTATGTTGAATATCTTCATCCACTATGAGATGATTCTTTTCTTGATAAAAGAGATTTTCATATCCCCTATCAATAATTGTTTGTAATGTAGCCCAACCTATGTTGTTATTCTCCACTACTAATAGAGCATCATTATATTTAGTCGCTAACTCTATAAGAAAATTACCAAACTCAGTTGTTCCTAACTGACCTTTATATCCCGCGACT